TTCCGATCTGAGATACTCTTTAAGTAGTAAACACAAAAGAGAAGTTCCCTATTAATTGTCAGACAACTCTATCGGCACTCGCTCGCCTGTTGGCTCGCTCGTTGGCTCGCCTGTCGGCTCGCTCGATTGGCTCGCTTGTCAGCTCGGCTATTGATACATTTGTTCTATACCAACTATAACAATAATTTATTAACACTTTGTTCATAATTTATACTTTATTTGTTAACAACTCCATGATACAATAAAAGAAAAAACTAAAGGAGATATAAAGAAATGAAAAGACCTAAAGACGGATTGATAAATAGCAAGCTCACCCCTTATGAAATGTTGGAGCACGCACTTTTGTTGCAAGCGGTAGAAGATATTAAGACAGCTACATGGTCTAATGATATGCACAATGGTTTTAAGTGTAGTTATAAAGAAGGTAGGGAAGCAGTTCAATACGTTGTTTTAGTATTGAAACAGCACGGCTACACTGAAAAGGAAATTGGTAACATTTTCAGAGAAATTACACCACACAACTATAAATATGAAATTGTAAAAGAAGAATTAAAGAAAAGAGGTATCAAGTTATGAAACAGACAGAAATTCAGGCAAAATATTTTACACGTTGGCATTATGATTCTATCGACTCCACTTCAAGCAAGTCTGAATATATCGCACGTGTCGGCAAACTTGCCAACGTTGCAAACAAGCGAGCCAAAACACTAACAACAGCAATATCAAAAGGCAGAATCACAGAGGATAGAACAGCCCTTTTCAGATATCAGGATGCTGTTGACTACTTTAATAAGCATGTTGCCTATAATGCTTCTTATGTGTCAACGGGCAAGGCGGTTTATAAAGACTTTTCAATTCGTGAATTGAGAGCGCTTGAAAACAAGCTTTTGCGCTATCTTGAAGCAAAATCTTCAACTGCAAAAGGCAGTATAGAGCTAGAACAAAAGAGAACAGAAAAGTTTAAAGAGCATTACGGCATTGATATTTCAAAACTACCAAAAAGTGTTGTTGAAAAGCTTTTTAATACGTTGCACTACTTAAATGATAAGAATTATGCAAAGTTGGGTAGTGATCAAATTACAACAATGTTAACTGAAGCGTTGCAAACTGATAATAGAAAAGAACTTGATAAATTGTTTAGTTACTATGAAGATTTGTACCCGAATTTAAAAGATCAAGCAGAATTTAGAGTTGCAATTATTCAAAATAGCAATTTGTCGCCTAAAGAAAAAGCACGTGAGTTTAAGCAAGCGCATAAGCTTTTCAAGGAACAACTGCGAGAAAAAAGGTTGCAAATAAACCAGAAGAAATATATAAAACAGGAGTTGTAACTTATGATAGTTCAATGTTTGAATAGATCAAATAAATATGATAATATAGAGGTTAAGTCAGTGACGGACTATGTGCCGTCACGCGGCTTTTCTCTGCATAAACCATTAGGCAAAAAGAAAGACAGTCCGTATTATATAGATCAATTTGGAACATTTGACATTGAAACCACTTCACGTACTCGAATTGAAAAAGATGACCAAGGCGAAGATGTGACAAAGCCTGTTGATGCTTTTATGTATGTCTGGTCGGCTTGCATTGACGGCGAAGAAGTGCAAGGTAGATACTGGAAAGACTTTATCGATTTGCTTGATAAAATACAAAATTACTATTGTACTAATGAATCACGCTATTTTGTAATTTACGTTCACAATTTGCCTTTTGAATTTTCCTTTTTGATTGGCTATCTAAACGATTATAGCGAAGTGTTCGCAACTGGTAAACGTAAACCGCTTGTCTGGCGATTAAAGAAGCGTGGTATTGAGCTGAGGTGTAGTTATAAGCTCACGAATATGTCACTTGATAACTTTACCAAGAAAATGGCTGGTTGCCAACACATAAAAGCAAAAGGTGACTTAGACTATTCGTTAATCAGACACAACGAAAGCCATATCAATCCTATAGAGTGGGGCTATATAATCAATGATACGTTAGGACTCTGGGAAGCAATAACATACATGCTCACAAAAGATGGCGATACAATTGCAACAGTACCGCTCACAAGCACGTCTTATGTGAGACGTGACATGAAAAGAGCTATACGAAAAGGAACTACCACCAGACTACTAAAGAAAAAGCTAGCTTTAACCGACAAAACATACAAACTTTTAAAGGAAGCTTTTAGGGGTGGTGATACTCACGCAAACATGATAAAGTGCGCGAAAATATATCATGACGTCTATAGTTTTGATGCAAGTAGCATGTATCCGGCTATGCTTCTTTTGATGCAGTTTCCAGTGACGGCATTTGAGAAAATGCCTGTAACTTCAAAATGTTTAAAGTATATAAAAAGTAAAAATCTTGCATGGATGGCGCAAATAAAACTTACAAACGTAAGACTTAAGGAAGATCAATACAATCCGTATCTATCAATAAGCAAATGCCGCAACTTGCAAGGGGTAGACCCTGACAATGGGCGAGTGTGGAAAGCCGCAGAGCTTGAAACGACAGTGACCGATATAGATTTTTCGATAATAGAAGAATGCTACGATTTTGATGGCATTGAAATAATAGAAGATAGTCTCTACACAGCACGCTATGGATATATTCCAGATGATGTAAGAAGTGTAATCATGGAGTACTTCACGGCAAAAACAAAACTTAAAATAGCCGTGAAACATACAGCCCCAAATAGCAAAGATAGAGAAGAAGCAGAGTACGACTTGATGAAGGCAAAAAATAAATTAAATGGTATATATGGAATGGCGGCAACAGATCCTATCCACCCTATTATGTTGTATTTAGAAAACGAATGGCAAGAATTTTCGTATTCCATGTATGAAAATGACGCAGCATATAAAGAAAAGGTTGATGCAAGCGGATTTTCAGTACCAGATGAAAAAAGCATTGAAGATCAAAGCGAAAAAAGCGTTTTACCGTATGTTTGGGGTGTATATACAACAGCACATGCGAGAAAACACTTGCGTAGGATTTTAGCATGTGCGGAAAGTGCATATATTTACTGTGATACAGACAGTTGTAAAGCGACTAATTTTAACTTTGACAAATTGACGGAATTAAATAATTGGATATATGAGCTTTGCGAAAAAACTAATAGTTTTGTCGACATTGACGGCAAAAAATATTATATCGGATATTTTGATTGCGAAAGCGATGTAAAATCTGAAAATAGGTATGAACCAGAATACAAAGATTTTAAAACGCTAGGTGCTAAAAAGTACTGCTTCAACGCTTATAAAGAAACAAAGGATAAAACATATTTTGGCTGTACAATATCTGGCGTCAAAAAATCAAGAGGTGTTGAAGTGATAAAAAATCTTGATAACTTTAGAGATGGGTTTAAGATTAAAAATAGTGGTGGTTTTCAAATCTGGTATAATGACAGCGATACTATCACAAAAACAAAAGTTGTTGATTATCAAGGCAAAGAAGCAATAACAGAGTATACAGGCTATAGTTGTATGATAGCACGCGATTATGAAATAGGTCTATCAGATGACCAAATAAAGAATTATACCATAATTGATGAAATAGTTGAGTAAATAACGTTTTATTTGCAAAACTTTTGTAAATAAGTTATTATATACTTGTAAGGGAAAGAAACCCTTAATAAAAGAAAAGAGGATAACGAAAATGAGAATTGAATTGCAATCAAGAGAATTTGACAAGAAAGAAATGTTTAAGATGGCGAATGACAATCATTTGTTAATGAAAAATTTGCCAGATGACACAATTGTAAATGTCACTGATTATGTAAGATATGTAACAGATGACGATAAGGAAGTGGCTATTTTTTACCATACCAACATTGAGACAGGCGAAGTTGTAACAATTGCAACATCAAGCCCAACTGTAATCAAGACGGCAGAAAGCGCCTATGATTTTATGGGCACATACAATTTACAGTTTAAACTGACACGCTCTCAGAGCAAAGCAGGTAGAACTTATATGAATTTTGAGCTTGTTTAATTTATAATGGTAGGGTGCGGTTGGGATGGAAAACAAGTTGTTCACATCAAAAGGGAAGTCAAGTTGACTTCCCCTTTTTTAGATTAAAGAGGTGATAATATGAGTTTATATAAAGAAAATGGATATTTGAATTATAAATATATCTGTGACGTTGGACAAAGATACATTAATATTATAGGTGGTAGAGGTATAGGAAAATCGCACCTCATATGCGATATCTGGAATGACGGACACTTACCTATTTTATATGTTCGTAGAACAAATATTGCACTTGAAAATAGTTTTTCAACTATAGGAGATTTTGTAAAAACTGATTGGTTTGGAAAAGATATTCGGTTGAAATATAACGACAAAAAAGGATACGGCAAAGCGTATCTGACAGATGAGGACATGCAAAATGATAAACCATTTATAGTAGGTGTTTCGCTGTCTACTTTTCAAAATAAAACGGGTATAGATTTTACAAGATTTTATGATGTAATTTTTGACGAGTTTATACCGCAAAAAGGCGACCGCCCTATAAAAAATGAGTTTCAGGCATATAAAAATATTATGGAAGTGCTATTCAGAAACCGCCCTGATTCAGAAACGGAAAAAATAAGAACATGGTTTTTTGGGAACTCTAACGCTATTATGTCTAATATTTTAATTGGATACCGCCTTATACCTGACTGTTATAGAGCTGTAAAAGAAAGAACGGAGATAACACAGGTAGATAGGTGTGAAACAACACTTATAATTCCGTTTAAATCTCCTATTTCAGAGAAAAAGAGACAAAACGCTTTCTATAGAAATCTTCCTAAAGGCAGAGCGAAAATGGAACTTGATAACGAATTTATGGATTTAGAAGATGATAGAATACGACACCAAAACTTAAAAGAATACACGCACGATATGAAAACACCTTTGTTTTCTGTGTGGCTTCATAAATCAGACTTTAAATTTTACGTGACTAAACCTATGCGGTCTTATTGTGATGATGTTTTTGATGCTTCGCCATCATCACTAGAGAGGTGGCAAACAAGCAGTAAAAAGTATCTAAAACCAATGTTTATTAGTGGTGACATAACATTTTCAGACTATGAAACGCAGTGCGATTTTTTAGCATCTTTTGATTGCGTATCATGGTATGATATTATATAATGTTGTAATTGACAAACAATTATATAAATGATATATAATAAATAGGCGGTTGCACTATCCAAACGCTAGCCAGCGTGTGCATGTCGGGGACGACAAACAGACCGCCTTTAATGCGGTATAGTGTAACAGGAAACACATATGACTTTGAATCATAAGAAAACAGTTCAAATCTGTTTACCGCTGTCAACAAATAAAGAAAGAAGGTTAAAACATGAAAATTGATGAGATTTTGAAGCTTGTAAATGCGGGCTACAGTAAAGATGAAATTACAGCGTTTGACGTTACTTCAGATCAGAAGACAGATGAGAAGAAAGATCAGAAGACAGATGAGAAGAAAGATCAGAAGCCAGATAATTCGTTTGACTATGACAAGTTCGCCGCGGCACTTGTAAAAGCGCAGCAGCTTGCAAATGGTAAGACTAATTATGGTGGTTCAAATGAAAAGCCAGATATTAGTAAATTTTTCTAAAGGGGGTAGACTATGGCAAGTTTAAATTATACACAAATTTCTGCGATTCTCAATACCATGTACGAGGAATACACAGGTAGAAAAACTGGACAATACTTAAGTTTTGGACAAATGCAGAATACTTTTAAAATGGGTCTTGATCGCGAAGACGACAACCTTTACCAGATTATTCCTACGGTTCTTGCAAAGACAATTTTTTCAATTCGCCCGTATTCTAGAAAACTTTCTGGTATGGTTTGGGATAATGAACGATATGGAAACTATATTCGTAAATTTACACCTATCGTTAACGATTCCAACATTGACAATGATGAATGGAACATAAATGTTGAGCTTGATAAACCAGAAGCAAGTCAAGACTGGAAAGCTGGAACTAAACCAGTAAAGTATGATGTACTTCTTACAATTGCAAGTGGTGGTCAGAGTTTTGCAAGAAAGTATACTATTTATAAGAATCAAATCAATGCGGCTTTTGATTCAGAATCAGGAGTTGCGTCCTACTTCTCCATGTTGATGACTGAATTTTCAAACATTTATGAGATCGATCTGGAGAATATCGCACGTGCACAGCTTGCAAACCTTGTGCTTATCCTTGCAGATGCTGGCAGTGCAAAACCGGCGGAAGGAAACATGTGCAAGAAAACACAAGTATTTCATGCGTTAACAAAATATAACGCTGAAACAGGTCTTGCAATGACAGCAAAAACAATCATGAACCCAGCTGACTTTAGACCATTTATGGTTTGGCTTTCCGCCGAGATGAAAACCTTAAAAGAAAACCTTGCTATTCGCGGAACACGTTTTCACGGAGATTTCACAGGAAAAGTTGTAAATCGTCACACAGATGCTAGTGACTTACGTTTTTACCTTGTTTCTAAATTTGGCAACTATTTTGAAGCGAACGGATCTGAATTTTTCCATCCAGAAAAGGCAGAGCTTGGCGATTATGAAAAAGTTACTTTCTGGACAGATCCTGAGAATCCAATGACCATCAAGGGTAGCGCGGAAGGTGTAAAGGCAGACGGAACAAGTAAGTTTACACTTACAAACAAGACGGTTGAAAACGTTCTGGGACTTATGATGGATATTGACACATTAGGAATTGTACCTGTCGATCAATGGAGTGCAACAGAACCATTAAACGCACGTTTTGGATACCGAAACGGTTGGAATCATTACACCTTTAAAACTCCAGTTGATTTTACAGAAAATGCGATTTTAATTTTACTTGATTAAACAAAGGGGCTTCAAGCCCCTTTTCTTGAAAAGGAGTACACATGGCATTTGTAGTTAAATTTGGTAAATCAGATAAAAGAATAAATAGTACAAAAACACCAACGTTTTCAGATGGTGTATCGTGTGTACTTAAAAGCGGCACATCGGTAGAAAATCCAACTTTTATTTTGCAGGGTGTCGCTCCTTTTGATTGGAATGTGGCATACTGTGAAACTTTTGGCAGATATTATTTTATCAATGACGTTACATATGTAGAATCAACTTATGAGATTTCATGCACTTGTGATTATTTGGCTAGTTACAAAAGTGAGATTTTAAGTAACACTCTGTATGTAACAAGATCATCGAATGTTGAAAATTTTAATCGATACTTGATTGATACTATGTTTCCAACTACTGCACAGCCAACTATTTCACAATCAACTGCAACTTTACCGACTTCAACAACTGGTTCAATCTTGTGTTGCATTATCGGTAATGGTGAAAATTCTTTTTTGTCTTTACATCCAGCAACGTTTAAAGCTGTCACCAAATATTTATATTCACCTGATTATTTAAAAGGTTTAAACACAATTCTTGAAACACCCGCCGATGTGCAAAAAGAAATTGTAAGACCGCAAGACTACTTACAAAGTGCAATATGGATACCGTTTGACGTTCCAGGCGGAACGCCAACACAAATTGTACTTGGTTATGTGTCTACAAGTTACAGTGGTAGAGACGTCGGTACAGGAGAAGTATTTACACACACTGTATCTTTAGCAATACCACATCACAGCGAAAGTGAAATTAACAAGTATATGTTATATGAACCGTTTACACAATATATATTAACATTGCCTTTTATTGGAACTATGCGCTTATCCAGTAAAGAACTAGCAAATATTGACGCTATAACAATAAAATATTCGGTCGATATAAACGGTGCTATTTTTGTTACAGTTAAAGCGGGTTCAATATTACTTTTCACTGCAACTGGAAACTGCGGAGCACCTGTCAGTTATTCTTCACGCTCTACAAATGTAATAGGAACTGTATCAAGTGCAATCAATGCCGCTTTTTCGTTTGCAACGCATAACATTTTAGGTGGTGTTTCTGCAATTGAATCTGGCATTTCTAGTATCGCCCCAACTGTTGAAACAAGCGGCGGCAGTGGTGGTACAATGGTAGGTAGTAACGTAATAGCATTACGTGCGATTTTTGCCAATCAACCAAACCGTGATTATGAACATTTTGGATATCCAGTTTGTAAAAAGATTAGTTTATCTGGTTTATCTGGTTTTTTACAGTGCGAAAGCGCTGATGTAATGTGTTCTGCAACTGAGAATGGAAAAGAGGTTATAAATAACTTTTTGAATGGGGGTATGTTTATAGAATGAAACCTTTTGTATATAGTGGGTACTATGTCGGCGAAGGTGTGTCAAGTCCAATCATAAATGAATATGAATCGCGGCAAAATCCAAACACGATTCACATTAACAACACTTGGGACTATGCAACCTACTTTCGCTACTTTTTGCAACGTGCAGAAAGTCTTATCATTTTTGATGGTATGCCGTCAAACTGGGCGAAAAATTATATTTATCCGTTGCTGTTTTTAAAAGGAAACTTTTGTGTTATGAATACAGCAAGATTTGGTATCATTCCGCAACATGGAAACCCTTATGGGTTCGATGTACAGTATCAACCAACTAACTATGTTGTTGCCAACCCAGCTTTTGACGCTAGTTTTAATGGGGATTTGGTTATCGGTGAAGATTGTGAGATTGTCAAATTGACGCCTGATTGGTGCGGCATTGGCGATCTGATAAATTCATATGCTCAGAGAGTTGCCATGACTTTATCTAACCATGATGTGGCGTGCGCTCTTGCTAAATTTGGTTTTATTTTTACCGCCAAAAACAAAAGCACAGCTGAAACATTTAAAGTTGCTTTTGATGATATCATGTCGGGAAAGCTTGCCGTTGTGATCAATCAAGCACTGTATGATAAGGAAACAGGAAAACCGCTTTATGAGTACTTTAACAATGACATCGAAAAATGTTATAATGTAGTCAAATCAGCATTAGAAAGTGTTGAAAATCTTAAACATGCTTTTGATATGGAGATTGGCATTTATACAGCGCCTGATAAGAAAGAACGTATGATCACAGATGAAGTTGAAGAAACCAAAAACGCTGTGTTGTCGAAGTGTGAGTTGTGGGCGGAAACTATTAATGAATGTTTAGAAAAAGTTAACGCACATTTTAACCTTGACATTCGCGTACGTTTGCGATATCCTAACATTAGAGGGGGTGCACAACGTGAGAACTACAATTCCAATAGCGACTATGTATGACTATGATAATAATATCTTTAATGATATCTATGTTAAAGGTGTTTCAAAAGATTTACTTATTGAACACTTTTTACTATCATATGGAGATTTGACGCCTGTTTATCAAGATCCCAAATATTTAAGACGTCATGTTACAAGTGTAGCACGGTCGCTACAATGGACTATTGATCATTTGTGGGAAGTAACACAGCTTGAATACAACCCCATAGAAAACTATGATAGAATGGAAAGTTGGACTGACACTGGCGGCGGCACTTTCCAGAAGGGAAAAGTTGATACTGAAGAAACATTTAACAAAGGTACTGTAACAACAACTTTTGGAAAAGTTTCAGATAGTACACATAAGGTTGCGGCGTTCAATTCTTCAGCTCCAGAGGTTGCGAACACTGATAACACAACTGATAGTGGTAGCGATTCACAAAGTTTTGGAGCTGACACATCACATGGAAGTGTTACCAATGGTGTTGATGAATCAACCACAACTGGAAAGCATGAGGGAAGAATTCACGGAAACATAGGCGTTACAACTTCACAACAAATGATGCAAGCTGAAATAGATCTTGTTAAAGCTTACAATTTTATTGATGATGTGTGTAAGCTTTATGCAGATAGACTTTTAATAGGAGTGTGGTGATATGGAAATTATGAACGCAATTGCTCAAATTGCACAAATGGTTGGCGTACCATGCGTATGTTTAGGTGCTGTAATGTGGTATGTAAACGCTCTTGATGTGAGACAGCGAGAGGAACGAAAGAGCTGGTATGAAAAGCATGACCAAGAGAGCGCAAAGTGGGTCGATGCACTGAATAACAATACACAAGTTATTACGGAGTTGTTAACAATCGTAAAAGAAAAGGAGAATTAAGCTATGATATATGATATTCCGGATAAGAATGTTTCTTACATTGCTAAGGCGAGAGAGCTTTACAAAAACCGTAATCAATACGCGTACCTTTACGGAGCGAAGGGGCAAAAGTGCACTCCTCAGGTTTTTGAGTCTTTGTGGAATGCAGAGCCAAATTATTTTAAAAAGTATAACGCTCACCAGAAAGCTCAAATCAAGGCTTTCTGTTTGGGAAAGACAGTGATTGACTGCAGCGGTTTTATCAATCTTGTTACTGGAAAATTTATGTATTCGACTGCATACATAAACAGTTGTACAAATATAACAACTCCTGACAAGACTAAAGATGGAGATTTACTTTATACAACTTTTGGTGGTAAAGGTAGACACATAGGACTTGACATTGGTCATGGTTTTTTCATGCACTGTGGAAAAGAGCTTGAAACAATTTCAATATGTGTTATTGATTGTTTTGGTTGGGAAAAAGGGGGTATGCTATTATGACACAAGAATATCACGGCTCATTTATTCATATCCAGTTTGACGCCAATGAACTATCAGACGGTCGCCAAACCATTCAGTTAGCAGACGGCTATACATACGAAAGAATCCTTATTAATTATATAGACAACATTGAATTATCACTATATATGCCACTTGCAAATGGCGATGATATTACATTTCCAGTAGTTAATAGTAAATCGCCTTCGATACTACCATTACTTATAAAAGATACTTCTAAACGTGCTGATATTAGATTCACCATCGAAAAATTTGGACAAATTCCAGATCCGCACTATTTTGATAAAGCTTTCGAACCAATTTTAGTTGTCGGTGATGATGGTAACGAATACAATGTTATTCCATCCAACCAGTTTAAGTAAGGGGTGATTGCATGGCATTTTCAAATTTTCCGTATACAGATTTTCACAATTTAAACCTTGATTGGGTTCTTGCTACTACAAAAGATTTAAATACAAAATGGGGTGCTTACTATACCCAGTGGAACAAATGGCAAACAGACGTTCAAACTTATATTGATAATTTGGACTATATGCAGGCGATTGACGATTATCTTGATGCTTTAAAGGAAAGTGGCGAATTGTCTGATATTATCGACACATGGTTAACCGAGTATGGAATCATTACAATTGGCGATTCATACGGAGAAGGGTATACACCCGACAGCATGGTGAAACCGTGGTGCGATATCTTGCATGAAAAGTACTTTAGTGATGCTAGCTTTTATGTTAATAAAAGTTTAGGCGGTAGTGGATTCGGCGCAAATACTCACTTTTCTGCTCTGCTATCAGAAGCAATATCAGTGCTTTCTGATAAGCAAAAGAAACAGGTGAAATATGTTGTTGTTGCTGGTGGTTGGAATGACCAATTTGTTGATGTTTCACTTATCAAAAGTGGCATTCAAGATACAATTGATTTAATGGCACAGTTACCAAACGCAACACTTTACATCGGTTGGATTGCTACACCTATCATCGGTTTTACTAGTAGAGAAAAAGTAAAAGCGTACAATGAAATTAAAAGCTTATATGAAACACATTGGGGAAAGTTTAAGTTTTTAAGCGGCGCTGACAGTGCTTTAAGATGGGTTGGAGTTCTTGCCAGCGATAAGATACACCCTAATGCTATAGGACAAGCTTCAATTGCAGATATGATATATAAGGCAATGGGTGGATATGCGTCATGGAACAGAAGCGGCGAATTCGCGCTTGACGGTGTTGATTGCACACTGAATGATTATAAGATGAATGTTGTGTTGACTAATACCAATGCACATTGTAGCTTTAGACATGTGGCTAGCTTCCTTGATTTGGCGTTTAGACCTAAAAAGACTTTTACAAAGGCGGCTACCAAGGTTATGACACATAATTTGTCATTTGTAAATGAGCAAAGTATCTGCAGTTGCAACGCGGTTATTCATGACGATAACGGATATCATCAAAGCATGGCGGTTCTTACTATTAATCCTTTTGATGCAACACAAGTAGATAGTGGTAGCATTTACCTGCAATTAGTTGATATCAGCGGAAGCGGATATACTACTTATACTAATGTTGATGAGATACAGTTGTATGGTGTAGAATTTAATATTGCATTGAATTAAAAAGAGGGGTTCAAGCCCCTCTTTTGTTATTTTCTTTCTACTGATATTACTGTAACGTGACTGACAAACGGTAGTTTTGACACATAGTCAATAGCAGAATCACTTGCTTGTCTTGCATTATATCCGATGCATTCAACATATTCAACGTTGATATCATCGCTTTCCGTATTCAGAAAGGCTACTTCCACCCAATATGTGTGTCTCATGGTTCTCATTTTAACACCGCCTTTACAAGAAAATCTAACGCCGTTTTTGTTGTTATAAGAGCTTTTATATCATCGCTGTTTTCGCTAGCGATTGCCATATCAGAAATTAAAGCATACATTCGCTTTATATCTTTATGCCTGTTTGGCATATGCAACTCGCATTCGAGTGATTCGCTTATAAGTTTCAATCTTTTCATTTCTGTTAATTTATCCATATTCTTTACCTCACTTTTTCAACCCAGTATTGGATTGTCATATACTTTGTAGATGGCTTGCCATTATAGTAGCAAGGAACTGCACGCACGTAACCTTTTCCATATTTACCATTGTAGGGGTGAATGGTTGTAAGATTAACATTCATATATCCGCGGACATCTGCAAAGGTTACATAATTAAGATTGTGGTTACGTAAGTACTCGCCGGTTGCCCCGCTATCCGCTACTAAAATTGCTTTACCGATTGTCTTTCTGTTTTCGATTCCGTATAAATTCATAGTTTTCCTTCTTTCTCTCCGTGTAGCCGTTAAGTCAGCTATGATTTATCTTAATGTTGCGTTATATCTACGTGATTCTTTGAATCCGAACGTTTTTTCCCTTTCCGAACTATAATAACCTTTTTCTACGTTAACAACTTGAACGTGTCTTACCGCATATTCATAAGCTTTATATGAGATCACATTATTAAAATATAACTGGTGAATGTTTCTAAGTACATTTGATACTAAGTCAAAATATACATCCTCTCTTTTTATTTCAAAAGCATATTTTCTAAAATCTTTAATCAAATGATACAGAAACATATAATTACGTCTTTTTTCGTCTAACATATCATTGTCAATGTTGGCAAGTGTAGCAAGGCTAACTTTATGCCATTCTGGATTATGTGTTGCTTTTATGTGTTTATGCACTTGCTCACAATTATAAATAAAATTCTTATGCGCTTTAATGCAATCATCTGATTTATAGTTATAATCACAATGTACATAAGGTGAAACAATGCAACATGTGTTTTGATTGGGACAATGATTGATATTTTCAATTTTTGCAATTATTGTCTTATTTGGCTGTAAAGAATCAGTATCAACATATTGCTCTTTTCCAAAACGGCTATTCAATGCTTGCTTTACTTCAATAATGTCTTTTACTGGTTCTTCTGGTTCTTCTGGTTCTTCTGTTTCTTCGACTTCCACTAATTCGTCATAGTCTGATACAAGTATATCATATAAATCTTTTATTGTTTTAAAATCTTCAAAGTCGTAACGACTTGCAATATGAGCGATTCCCCTATGATCATGTATAAACAGACTTCCATAAACACCGCTAAACACCATTAAGTTTACGTGATTTGCTAATTTAACCCTATATCCGCCATCAATCTGTTCTACATCTTTTATTGATGTATTCATAATCTCTGCTACTTTTGCAAAAAACTTATTGTAACTATTGATTCTCATAATTCCTACTTTCTTCAAGGCTTTCCTTGATGCATTTGTTTTCTTTATATTTATATAATACAGTGTTACTGTTAACATATTGTGTCATAATTGTAAATAAATTGTTAACAATATATGTTTTAATTTATAAA